CCGTAGTGCTTCTCAAACCCCTTGGTTCCCAGGCCGTGCACGCCTGTCTTGCCTCGGTGGTGCTCAACGCATAGGGGCAGCACGTCCTGGTGACAGGCGCGCTGCGCCATGCCGGCGCCGCGACGCGGGTGGTGCAGCTCCACCTGTGGCGTCATGATGCCGAACACGCGCCGGCACACAATGCAGCCGAGCTGCGCCACCGCGTCCATGTGGCGCCTATCCTCTTCGGTCTTGTTCTGCCGCACCACAACTTTCGGCACGGGCGCAAGCTCAGCGGACCCAGTGCTGACGGCCCGGCGGAACTTGGGGTCAAGCGGCACGGCCACCGCTGGCCGGCGCTCCAGGGTCGGGCGCCGGAATCCAGAGCGTTTCAATGCGCGGGGTCCTTCAGCGTCAGCACATCGACTCCGCCCCCGGTGTAGGCGTCGAGCTCGGACGCGACCTCAACTGCCTTGACCGCGTCGTACCCCATGTGCAGCACGGCCACAGCGAAGTCGCGGCCGGACCCGATAGCGTGGAACTCATGCTCCCCGATCAGCGGGACCGGGAAGCGCTCGTAGTACGACACCTTGCCCGCGGGGCTGACGACCAGCATGCTGGCCTCGGTGCCATCCTCGCCGTGCGGATCCGGCCACTCCGCCGGGTCTGCGCCCTTATCGAACCACTGCAGCAGGACCATCGCCACGTCGGCTGCTCCGGAGAAGCCGACCAGGTGGCCGCGCGAGCGGAAGATCTTGGTCATGCGTCCGTACTTCGCGTTGCCCTCACAGGACATGCGATCCCCGGCCATGACACCATTTTTGTACGCCACCGTAGTCATGGTTTCCCTTTACCGCACCAGCCTCGCCACGGCGCGCTCTGTCACCTCGTCGATCGACTCAAGCACCGTGATGAGCTGCTGGATCTGCTCGCGGTGCCTCTTCTGGATCGGCCGGCGCCCCGTGCCGTGACAGGCCTTGCACGCCTCGGTGCTGAGTGTAGGCGTACCCTCGAGCACCTCGAACTTGCGGCCGTGGCAGTGCGGGCAGGTGGGGGAGACGTGGTGCGATAGGCCCTGCATGGCCACGGTGCTGAGCGAGCGGCCATTGAGGCGCCAGTTGCGCTTCGCGTTGAGCCGCTTGGTCAGAGACAGCACCGAGTTGTAGGCCGCCTTGAGGTTGGTGTTGGTGCCACTCAGGTGTAGGCGCATCAGCGGCGACGCGGCGGCGCTGTGCCGCGAACAGGCGATTCCTAAGGCGATGACGTAGTCGGCATCGGTGCGGTGGTCCGGGTCGACCGTGAGGTCGGACGTTTGCACCGCCGTGCTCAGGCGCTCGAAGGCGGAGGGCCGGTCTGCTGAGCTCATCGTACCCTCACCTCCTGGACCTCAATCCCGTGAATGGCCAGCATTAGGTGCTTCTTGATGCGGTAGCCCTGGGTCACCGGCCCACCCTTGACGTCCTCGACCACGAGTCGACCAAGATGGTCTCGATACCTGAAGTCCCCAACGTAGCGCAGGGCCGGCGTGGCCCGGGCGGAATCCGAGAACTTCACGCCTGGCGCGAGCTCGTACTTCGGCTGCAGCTCAAGGCTGTCAATCTGCCCAAGGCGCTCAAGCTCCTTGAGTTGGACGAAGCGCCTGGACTCCGCTTTGCTGGCGAAGACGTGGCCGTCGATCTGGGTCTTGACTGCGCCGTACTTGGATCGCACGCGACGTGCGGACTGCGGGAGCGGCATCACTGCTTGGAGTTGGCGGCCTCGACCAGGGAGTCGCTGGGCTGCAGCAGCACGGCGTGACGGGGTGGCACGATCACGGGCTCGCCGGTGCGGATGTTGCGAGCTCGCTTCGCTCCGCGCTGCACCGTGTGCAGCTTGCCAAGGCCGAACAACATCACCGGCTCGTGCTGCACGATGGAGCGCTTGACAACGGCGGCCACGGCATCCAACACGGCGCGCACCGCGGGCTGGGATTGCCCCGACACATACGCCACCCTCTTGATCAGGTCATTCTTCAGCATCAACTGTCCCAACAAAATGTTTGCAAGTGAGCGTTTGTAGCACAAAAGCAACAGCTGCGGAACCGTTCAGAGAAAATCGTTGAGCAGAGCGTCGATCATCTGGTCGGCGTTGGCGTCCTCCACATGGGGCCAGAGGAAGCGCAGCGCGTGCCGACTGCGCAGGAACTCCACCACCTTGGCGTGATGCTCGGCGAACTCGACGTCGTCCAGCTTGGCCCAGGAGATCGACTTCGGGATCGCCACCGGCTTGCCCTTGGCGCCCGGCACGATGTCGCAGAAGCCGGCGCCCACCTGTACCCACATGCGAAAGTGCTCGGGGTCGATGAACTGCTCCTGGCTGTCGAACACCTGGGCCAGCATCGCGAAGTGCCGGCGATGGAAGCCGGGCGAGCGGGGCGCCCACCAGCTGAACTTCAGGGTCTCACCAACCTCCAGCTCGCGCACCGCCTTCTGGAACTTCGCCCAGGCCTTGGCACCCTTCTCGCCAAGCCCCTGCAGCTTGCCGTCCTCGCCCTTGAAGATGACCACATCAGACATGCACAAACCCCACCCCGTCCCCGAGAACCCACAAGGCCCAGTTGATCACCGACTCAGGCACATTGAAACCGGCCACGGCCATGTCGAGGACGCGGTGCGCCTCGAGCTCTTCGTGGTTGCAGTAGCGACGACGCCACTCCCAGATCTCATGCTGCATCGCGCATCTCCCGCCGAGCCTGGGCCCTGTGGCTGGGCCAGTCGAACGGCATCCAGCGCGCCACCTCGGTGAGCCGATCGAACACCCGCTCTCCAACGGCGGCACGGAATTCCTCCTTGCCCAGGTTGGTCATCAGGATGACCGGCTTCATGCTGCGATAGCGCCGATCGAGCACGTCGAACACGATTGCCCGCTCTCCGTCGGTGCCGTACTGCATGCCGATCTCGTCGATCACCAGCAGCGGCACGGCCTGCAGCCTGGCCAGCAGGGCCGACTCGCTGGTCTCGCTGTCGCGGCGCCAGGTCTCGCGCACCATGCGGATCAGGTCCATCAGCGTGACGTAGATGCCGACGTGCCGCGGCAGGATGGCCTGCAGAATGGCGCCGGCCAGGTGGCTCTTGCCGGTGCCCGGCAGGCCCGACATCACGAGCGACGTGCCGGCCTTGGCATGGCGGTCGAAGTTCTCAGCGAACAACCTGCAGACCTCGAGCGCCTTGCGCTGGCCGTCGGTCTCGGCGCGGTAGGTGTCGAGCGTGCGGCCGATGAAGCGCTCCGGGATCGCGGTCTGCGCCAGCATCGCCTCAAGCTGCGCCTTCAGTGCGGCCTGGCGAGCCGACTCGACGTCTGCCTTGGCTTGCGCGTCGCGGTCGGCCCGGCAGCCGGGGCATCCAGTCCAGACCTCACGAACCCCGAGCCGGCTTCCCTTGGACTCGAACTCGCCATGCTTATCGCAGGCCCGCGTTTGGGTGCCAATGAACGAGAACGCGATGGACTCACTCAAACGAGCCGTCATCATTGATCCCCTTGCGGTAGTCGGTTCCGGCAAAGCCGGAGTGAGCACTGGCGGCGCGACGCAAGCCCTGCTTGCTGTTGCGAACCCAGTTGCGCCAGGTAGCCAGCCAGTCGAGCTTGCAGCCGTCCTTGCCCGGCTTGGCTACCCAGTAGTCCTTGAACCTGGCCGCCACGTCATCGACGTCCAGGTCTGGCCGCTCAGCCCGGGCCCAGGCCGCCCAGTCAACAGGCAACACCCACTCCTTGTCGAGTCGTGAGGCTCGGGGGGTAACAGGTACGTCAGTACCTGTCGAAGATGAAGATGGGATAGAAGATGAAGGGGTTGGCTTGAGGTTCGGCGGAAGGTTAACCTTCTCATCACCCTTCCCCTCATCCTTCTTCTTGCCCTTCAGGGCCGGGTTCCCGCCAAGAGATCCGCCTGCAGCCCTTGACTGGCGAATGCTTTCGTCGCGGATCATCCGCCGCGACATGATGCAACCCTCCTCGTCGCGCGAGAAAACGCCGAACGACTCGAGCTCGTCGAGCCAACCCTCCACATCGGGCAAGGTGGCCCCAAGCATGCGAGCTAGGTTTGCTGGAAGGATTGGCCTATGGTTAACCTTCAGGTAGCCGTAGTCCGAACCTTGGTGCATCAGGCACAGCATGTCGATCCAGAATCCGCGAGCCCCAACGGAGCACGCCCTGAGGGCGGCGTCATTCAGCCAGTCGCCAGGGTAAAACTGAAATGATGGGCGCTTCATGCTGAGGCCTCCTTTTTGGATGCCCTCAACCCGCGAAGCGCGGCGGACCTTCTATTGCTCATGCCTTACCTTCCGCGCTTGGGGTGTGGAGCTGGAAGACTCCCCAACAGGTGGGAGCGCTGTCCTTACGGTTTCAGCTCTCCACCCCAAGCGCCCTGTCACTTGCGTTATCCGCCGAGCTTCCAACTCGACGGGGCTTTGGATGCCGACAGTTGCTGCCGGCGGTCGGATCATAACAACCGCATGGTTGTCGTGACAACATTCTGTTGCCTTCAGGCCACAAGCAATTCGCCGACCTGTCGCGCGACATCGTCCGATTCAGTGCCCGGCCGCAGCGGCCGCAGGCAGCCGTCTGGTATTGGGCCCTCGTCATCTCGGATCGTCTCAATGCCGAGCGCACCAGCCCAGCGCAGATCAGAACCCTCTGTACGGCACAACCAGATCACGTCTTCAGTGTCCAGGCTGATGATGTGCGAGTCTCCGTTTTCAAACCGCCCAACGACGTGCACGATCTTCCCGAGGTTGCTGGCGATCCTTGATCGCACAACGATTGCCAAGTCGCCTGGCCTGCAGTTCATGTGAGCTCCGTCAGTGTGGTGTTGCTTCCGAGTGTAAGGCTCTCTTGCCAACGGAATGTTAGGTGCGTATTCTGAATTTGTTGGGCCACTGCCCGAGCGCCGTAGGAGCGCCAAATGAAAGTCAAGGATCAACTGCGGACGCGCCGCCAACAGCTTGGTATCTCGGTCAACGAGCTTGCCGGGCGCATGGGGGTATCGGCGCAGGCGGTGCGGTACTGGGAGAGTGGTCGGAGCTTCCCCGGCAAGGCGAAGACGTCCGCCCTGGAGAGTGCGCTGAGCATCCGCATCGACTGGACGGAGGGCGCAAGAGCTGCCGCGAAGCGGCCGCAGGTGGCATCGCTGATAGACCCCGACGATGTTGAGCTCCTGCTTCAGATCGCCCGGCTGCCGCCGCCGGCCAAGGCCTTAGTCGCAAGCCTGGTGCGAATGCACCTCGAGGCGACTGGGATCGACCCGCGAGCCGGTCTTGAGCGGGCAATAGAGAGTCGCGTAAGGCCTTTCAACGAGCCCGAGTGGGCAACGAGAGTAGGAGACGTAGTTGGTAAGCAAGAAGGGAAACACCACAAGCAAAACAGCACCAGTACAACACCAAAGCAGCCCACTAGGAGTCATCAAGCTCGTCGAAAGACGGCGTGACGAGCAGCTGATCCGGCAGCTTCAGCAATTGCTAAAGGATGCCCACGAGGGTCAGCTCGTTGGCATGGTGGCCGCCGTCCACTACGGCGGGCGTGAGTACGGCTACATTGGCACGGGCTCGATGTGCGAGCACCCGAGCATCGGCATCGCCGCGGCGCACCGACTGGCCACAAAGCTGTTGCACACCAACAGCTAGTTGCTACACTGGGGGCTGGATGCCATCCACCATCTGGCACATGTGACCCGCGCAAGCGCGGGACTCCTGAGCAGCGTGCTGCAGCTGAATGTGCCGCGCAGATGACCCCTCGGAAAGACGAGGACCATCAAACAAGAGCTCGCTACGGCGAGCTTTTTTTTCTCATGGCTACAACAAAATGTTGCACCTACAACCTTTTCTTTGGCACAATCGCCGAACTTTGACAGGAGGTTCGAATGCCGCAATGGCTCTGGTTACTGCTCGCCGCGCAGGCAGGTTTCATTTTCGGATTCATCGTGTCCGCCTTGATGAGCATGGCGGCGCGGTCTCGGTCGGACGAAGAGATCGCTCAAGCCGAGAAGGAGTATTACAAGCTGTGACCAGGGTCAAAGTGACCGGCGACGGCGCGGCCGCGGTGGACCAGAACTACTTCTGGCAGCCGCTCACGACGTGCCCGTCGTCGACCAAGGTGCAACTGCTGACCGATGGCGGCGTCGCCGTCTATGGCCAGTACAACGGTAGCAAGAAGGGCTACAAAGGCTGGGCTCCTCTGCCCAAGAAACCGGAGTGGATGAAGTGAGCGATGAAGAATTCAGGGGCCTGTGCAACACGTACGGCTTTGCCCCGTCTCGATCACTGCGTGAGCTGCTAGAGACGGCGACTGCGCAGGCGGCGATCAGCGAGCGCGAGGCGTGTGCTGTTGCTGCGGAAAAACAGGCGCGATGGATTGGCTATAACGCGCATGCCGAGGCCATCGCCGCCGCCATTCGCGCAAGGGGGCAAGCATGAGCTTCGTCTGCCCCTTGCCGCCGGAGAAGGTCTTCGTGCGTGCCGAGTACCTGTACGACCACGACCCGGCCCGGGTCGGCCAGCTCATTGAGGGGGTCTGGGTCAGCGCGAAGTCCATCCGCGGCCAAGCCTTCCGCTTCGAGACCTACCTGCCTGAGTTCGGCGCGCTGTACGACAAGCTGCCGATCGGCGCATTCGTGTGGCACGACGTCCTCGAGGAGGGCGACCAGCTGCCGCTGGACGTGCTGCAGATCTGGGACTGCATGAGCTACCACTTCGAGGTGATCGACAAGCCGTTCCTCAAGGGTCTGCGCGCCGAGTTCCTCGGCAAGGACAGGCAGCTGCACCGCGGCGAGTTCATGTTCACTATCGACAGCTGCAACCCCGACCCGCGCATCCCCGACTTCGGCTTCAGCGAGACGCCGGAGGAGCACAAGTCGTTCAACCTGCTGCGCCTGGACAACGGCCAGTTCGCCCTGCAGCCGAACAACCGCTGCCGGTTCTTCGACCCGGCAATCACCCACAACGAGCTACGCTCGCCCGACTTCAAGGTGTGCACCAAGACCTACCGCGTGGAGAACACCGCGAAGTGGCGTCTTGGCGACACGTCGACCGTGACCTACGACCTGAGGAGCGAGGCGTGACAACTTTGACTGACATGGCTGCGGAGGTGGACCGCATCGCAAGCGGCGTCGTGAGCCGGGCGCTCGCAAAGCAGGAAGAGCGGATCTCGTCCGCGCTCGAAGAGGCCCTGATGGCTGGCGCCATCCGCGGCGAAGTCGCGGTCGTGCTGGTCTACGACCTGCGCCTGCCGTTTCCGCGCATGCGGGCGAGGTTGGTATGAGCCTCGTCACGCATGTAGCCGTGTTCTTTGCCCTGAACCCGGACGAGCAACTCACCGCCGCCGACATAGGCGCCAAGTGGGGCGTGGTGCCCGGCAACGTGGGCAACACGCTGCGTTACGCCGAGGAGAAAGGGTGGGTTCGGTCCTCGCTGGAGCCCAACCCAGAGCGCATCAGCAAGAAGATCAGGGTGTACGCGCCCGGCCCGCGCCTGCTCAAGGAGATCGGACGATGAAATGGCGATATGAAGGACAGGGGCTCGAGTGGTTCTTCCGAATCGTGTTTGGGCTGGCGGGAGCCACCATAGTTGCCCTGGTGGGCGGGGCTGTATGGGGAGTGTGGAAATGGCTGACCTGATTACCCTACCCCGCGCCGTCGTCCAGCAGGCGCTGGCGTTCACCATGCGCAACTTTGCGACCGTGCGTGATTTTGAGGCAGCAAGAGCGGTGCTTCATGACACTCTCAAGGCCGCGCTGGAGCAGCCGGAGCAGGCCGACGGCATGCCAGCGTCGGCAGATGAGCGCTACCTGCGCCGGCTTCTGGCGGCGCGCGCGGGGATTCCTGGCGCGTACTACGACGACGGCGAGGCGCACGGGGCGCAGCACGGCATCAGCATCGACTTCATGCGCGAGCCCGTGGCCGACATCGACGCGAAGCTGCGGGCGCTCAACGCGGCGAGGGCGAAGGTGACGCAGCCGGAGCGGCTGGAGTGGGAGTTCTTTGGCTGCATGAAGATTCGGCCGGACATGGGCGCGGACATCTTTTTCGCTCGGTCTCTCACGCTTGAGCCTGGAGTGGAGTTCGCCCTCTGTATGGCCAAGCCGAAGGGAGCTGACGCATGAGAACCAACTACGAGATTCGCGAGCGCATCAGCCGCCTGAGGGGTATCGCATGCGATCACACAATCAGCCACGCGGTCGTGATGAGCTCTCGCTTCTTTGACCCTGAGCAAGAGATCAAGCAGATCATGGCCGACAAGGTGGCGCACAGCATCGCTGGCGACGTCATGCGCGGCGGCACATGGTCCCAACGGTGGGAGCCGCAGGGCGAGGTGTTCAGCGTGCGCGGGTATTGGCTCGCCTACGAAGACCTGTACAGGCTGATGGATGAGGCGTACAGCATGGGGCGCGCTGCGCCGGTAGGCCAGGCGGTCGCGCCGGATGGGCGGGCTCCTCGCCGCGAGTGGCAGTCGCTGACGGAGGAGGAAATACAGAGCGTGATCCAACTGGAAAGAGAGAAGCGTTTTCAGCGGAGGCCACCGCTGCCGCTGTCGATGACGGAACTCTCTCATGCTATCGAGGCCAAGCTGAAGGAGAAGAACCATGAGTGATTCCATCATCGCGTACCGCAACCCCCTCGAGAAATGGTTCTGGGAGGGTGGCGCCATCTACATCGGCGCCGCCATCCTGGTCTTGATCCTGATCGCGTGGGCATGGTCCCACTGGGATGCGCGCAAGGCGAAGCGCCTGCGCAAGGAGCGATACCTGGCGATGAACGAGGCCCAGAGGGCGAGGTGGCGCTACTCCACGTTGCGCAACAGCTACGAGGCCGAAGAGTGGGAGAAGGGCCGGTGACCAAGGCATCCGTACTGGCTGTGCTCACGGAGCACGGCAGCATGACGTGCCACGAGGTCTGCGATGAGCTGGGCCTGAGCCGCGAGACGGTGCGCGCGCACCTTCGGGGCCTGCGCCGCGATGGCGCCATCCGCATTGCAGCGTGGCGGCGCGAGGCCGAACGCGGCCGCGTCTACCCGCGGCAAGTGTGGCTGGTTGGAGACGGCGAAGACGCGCCCAGGCCGCGCCCCACGCCCGGCAAGGTCGTGTCTCGCCGATACCGGGAGCGCCAGAAGCGCAGGCCCGCGAGCGTGTTCCACCTGGCCGGCACGAGCGGCATGCGGCAGCAGCAGATCCTGGCAATCAACCAGACGTTCCGGGTCTCCGAGTAATTCTCTCGGGATTATTTTTTTGTTGTGCCGCCAACAATTTGTTGGATAATGAGCCCGTCTGTTGAGAACAGACCGAGTCAACTTACGAAACGCCAGGAGTCACTATGAGCAGCACCAACACCGCGGAAGTCGCGGTATCCGCGCCGGAGCCCACCGAAGCCCAGCGCAGCCTTGCCCTGATCAGCACCACGCTGACGGAATTCGAGAAGGTTCAGGCCGGCCTGACCGAGCTTCGCTCCAAGTACAAGGACGTCGTCTTCGACGTGCGCACCACCAAGGGCATGGACGAAGCGAAGGCTGCCCGCTTCGAGATCCGCGAGCCGCGCTACGCAGTGCAGCGCGCACTCGATGCCGCCAAGAAGCCGCTCAACGAGATCAAGCGCAACATCAGCGAGCGCGCCGAGTACATCACCGGGCAGATCCTGGAGATCGAGGGCCCGATCGATCAGCAGATCAAGGTCGAAGAGCAGCGCCGGGAAGAGGAGCGCCAGGCCCGCGTCAAGGCTGAGCAGGATCGCGTGGCCGCCCTGCGCGCCCGTGTCGAAGAAATCGCCGCGGCGCCCATTGCCGCCGCCGGCAAGGCGTCGCCTGATGTCGCGCTGGCGATCGTCGAACTCGACGCGCTCGTGGTCGACGAGTCGTTCCAGGAGTTTCAGCCGCACGCCCAGGATGCGAAGACCACGTCGCTCGAGCAGCTGCGCATT